AAGTTAAGTCAGCTGTATCGCCAGTGTTACGCACAGCTTTCTTAGCTAATGCAGTTCCTGTAGACAAGAATAACTTATTGTTACCAGCAGCAAATAACTGATTAGTTCCTGTTGGCGACTGAATCTCAGCGATTGTCTTAACATCAGCAGTGCTTAAATCAGCATTAGATGGTAAGTAAGTTGTCCAGCCTTTACGAGCACCGATACGACCAAATTTATCAATCACACAGTTATTAGCTTCAATGGCAAACCCTGACTCCAATGATGTTGGAGCATCTTGTAGGTTTAGACCAGCAAAGCCTGGTGCTGATATAGAAGAGGTAACGAGTTGTTTGCTCAAATTGACACCCAGTTGCTGTCTTCAAGATAGCGGTTAGATTCTAAAGCAATGTAATCAGCCATCAAGTTCTTAGCCAAAGCATACGCTTCAGAAGACTGCATACTGCCGTCCTCGCCTCGTTCAACGATGGCTCTAGCGTAAGCATTCAAAATAACTACATCAGCAGGAACTTTAATTACATCAGCATCAGCACTTAGATTCTCTTGAGGAATCATCACATTGAAGTTCAAGACATAAGCTTTGTCTGGGATAGGATAAATGTCTACTAATGTATCACCGTTGCTGTCTACACCGTTAAAGTTGTAATGTAATGGAGAACCATTAGCAGGTTCAGACAACAAGAACTGTTCATTCATCCAATGACTAGAAGCTAAGTGCATTGGTACATGGCTTGTCGTGTTTAACACATCAGTGACTCTAAAACGCACACCAGAGCCCTCTAAGACATAACTAAACACACCTGTTGTGGTTGTAGCAATTAGAGTATCTGACAATGAGTTCCAACCGTAAGCAGCCTCTACAGAAGACTTAGCGTCGTTGACTAACTCACCAATTAAAGCTGAGTAAGCAGTTTCGCCAACTGTAGACACCTCTGACTCACGCAATCTGCGTAATACGGAATTTACTGCTTGTAAGTAGGTAGTTGCCATATATTCTCTTAGTGTATCATAGTTTTAGGATTGTGTCAACAACTATTTTAACAATCCCACTTTTTCAACGCCAACGCTTTGCGAGTTGGACGACCTTTTTCATCTTTCATCGGACCAGCAACACCACCCATGCGAGCACAGAAGCTCTTGCGTCTTGCTGCAGCCTTGGGAGACTTTGCAGCCTCTTTAGCTGAGACAGGAGGCTTTAGGTTAGAACCAGTGGTCTTATTGTAATAGTCTCTACCTCTTTGGTTAAGACCGCCTTTAGGGTTCTGGTATTCCTTCTTAGGCATACTTTTTAGCCTTTTTCATACATTTACCAGCAGACTTGCACTTAGCTGGAGTAGGACAACCTGGACATGGTTTAAATGGAGTCTTTTTCATTTCTTACCTTTCTTAGCTGTCTTAGCAGCATCTTTAAAGTCTTTAGCTGTTGGAGCACCTTTAGAACCTACTTTACGCATCTTCTCGCCTGAGCCAGCCTTGATACGAGCTCTCTTGGCTGCGATGTTGGCATACAATCCTGGTTTCATTAGCGACCTCTTCCTGTCTTTTTCATCATCATTGGCTTAGCTTTACCAGCCTTTGACAAAGCAATAGCAACTGCTTGTTTCTGTGGCTTACCTTCTTTAACCATCATACGGATATTAGAAGATACTGTTTTGTCTGATTTACCTGACTTTAACGGCATTATGAACCACCTTTTTGTTTAACATTGGTATATTCTAGTTCTACAGTAATAACACAAGAAACAGTAGAGCCAGACTCTGATTGAATCCTAATCTCATCGCCTTCTTCTAACAATGTGTAAGCACCGCCATCAATCTTTAAGAAGTTCTTAGAAGCTAACGGATAATTATCAACAATTGCTATTTCTGTGTTAGAGCTTTTATCATACCACCAAGCACTGACATTCTTTGCAGAAGAAGTGTTGTTGATGGCATATAACAAATTCCACTTACCTACATTCTGTTTAGGAATGGTATATAGTGTTGTCTTTGTTCCAGCAACCAGATTAGCTCCAACTGATATAGGTCTCATAGCTTTAATGAAATTCCAAGTAATGTAACTATAATTACACCGCAAGTACCAATCAGTATTTGTTCTAGTCTCTTAAGCCTAGCGTCAATAGCTGCATAGCGTACTGCACATACTGCTTCATGGCTATTCAGCCTTGCTTCAGTTTCACTAATCTGTGCCACTCTTAGTCCTCTTTAGTTTCGTCTACTTTGGCTAAAGATTCTTCTAATCGTTTGATAAAAGCATCTTTACCGACAATAAATTGGTCGAGGTTGAACTGTGCGGAAGCAATTTTACGGTCTAAGTCAATGCAGTGATTGAATAGAACTTGCTGCTCCTGAGTTAAATCCTCAAACTGGTACTCTTTTTCGTTGATAGTAATTGGGGTTTTTTCTTTATTTCCCATTTTTTTGCTCCATAAATTAGGACTGAATCGGCAGTCCTTTACCGTTTAAGCTGCGGCTGCTTGCAATGGTGCTAAATCTTCTGTAGTCCAAAAGTCTTTAGCAAGCATGATTACTAGATGCTCTTTGTTGCGAGCAATAGTATCAGCCCATTCTTCGTCTGTTGTGTTCTCAGGCTTTTCACCGTTGATTAGGTTTACTGAGTCCATGCAAGCTGAATAGTGGCGAGCAATTTCTTCTGCTGTTACGATTTGTTCCATTATTTATACTCCGTTGTTAAGTTGTGCTTTTAATGAATCTACTTCTGCTTTAAGTTCTTGGATTGCATTTACCAAAAGTGGAATAACTTCAGTATAAGAAAGACCTAAATGATTTCCTTCTTTATCTTCGGCTTCAGTTACTGCTTCTGGTAATACTTTTTGAACATCTTGAGCAATCAGATAAGGTCTGCGAACACTATCTTCATCCGTTTTTAAACGACCAATAACTGTGCGAAGTGTTGAAACTTTTTCTAAACCGCCTGTAATTGGTTCAATAATAACTTTGCGTGTTTCATCAGACACGGCAGTCCATGATGTTGCACCACTACCACTTAGAAAAACACCGCCAGTAATGTTTCTAACAGCAAAAGAACCATTACTTCCGCCACCAACAACAACGCTATATGCACCTAAGGCATAAGCATAAGTTCCATCCATGTATCCTTGAATACCAGAACCTCTGTTTGTAGCCGCATTTCCATTTAAACCAATAAGCCCGTTATACAAACTTGAAGAAGTTCCGCCAGCACCAATAGTTGTGAATCCACCAGTTCCACTATAAGTACCTGAACCACTTGGAGCTGCACCAAAAACATACTGTGGTAAACCGTCACCATCAGATATAACAATGCAATTATTTAATGTACGGATGTCTAAGCCAGCTTGGTTGCCTGAGTAAGAGCCAAGAATAGTGTTCTTTGAGCCAGTAGTGATTAAACGACCAGAGTCAGTTCCAATAAATGTATTAAGGCTACCTGTGGTCAAAGATTGACCAGCATAACCGCTGTAAGAACCACCAATTAAAGTATTACAAATACCTGTAGTAACCGAGTAGCCAGCACCAATACCAACCATCACATTGCCTGTGGTAGAAGTCATTGAATAACCAGCGTTATATCCAACAGCCACATTGTAGCCACCTGTGCCAGCACTATAACCAGCAAAGTTTCCGATTAATACATTCTGTGTAGCTGTTGTACATCCATACCCAGCTTGATAACCGACAACAGTATTATTTCCTGATGTTCCGCTATAAGCAGCTTGATAACCTACTGCTGTATTATTAGATGCTGTGGTGTTTGAGTTAAGTGCTTGTCTGCCTAGTGCGGTGTTATAGCTACCTGTTGTATTTGATATCATTGAGTTCATACCAACAGAAGTGTTGTCTACACCTGTGGTGTTTGCACTCAAAGCATAAATACCAATGCCTGTATTTGCACTTCCTGTGTTTGCATAACCAGCAGCAAAACCAACAAATGTTAAACCAGTACCTGTTTGGTTAGAGTAGCCTGATTGATAGCCTACTGCGGTGTTGTTAGATGCTGTGGTGTTTGAGTAAAGTGCTGCTTGACCTAGCCCAACATTATAAAACCCTGTAGTGTTGCTTTTTAGTGCATCTTGACCTACAGCAACAAAAGAACCGCCTGTAGTATTAAATTGGGCAGAACCTTGACCTACAGCCACACTAGCTGAACCTGTGGTGTTTACAACCAATGCTGAAGCACCAATAGCCACATTAAATCCACCGCTTGTGTTTGCATTAAGAGCATTAGCTCCTACTGCAGTATTGTATCCTGTAGAGTTTGAGCCAGCCAAAGCATTAGCACCGACTGCTGTACTTTGAGTGTTTGTTCCAGCACCTCTACCTACTGTTAAGCCTTGGATAGAGCCAGCACCAGTTACTGTTAGAGTAGAACTAGCTGATAGAGTAGTGAA